CTCAGTGATGATGATATACCCGACTTTGATAATATGACAGAAGAGGAATATCAGGAATTTCTTGAAGGTCTTGTATAAGAAGGCTTCAGTTTCTGTATAAATAGTAGAAAAAGTATATAACGATGGATAATCGATATGGGTTCGGCAAAAAGAAATTTTTCTATACAGGATGGTAATTTACAGAAGACTCCGATTACGACTTCGGTTACTCGTACCTATTCAGATATAGACTGTACATTCGAAGCATCCCCTACTGGTGGCATCTATAAAAAGACAGATGCCGCGGCGGTATTGCAGTCTGTAAAGAATCTTCTTATGACTAATCATGGAGAACTTCCATACAGACCATATTATGGTGCTAACCTATACGATCTTCTTTTCAGTCTATCTACAGATTTAGAAGTAGAGGACGTTAGTGCTAATATTAGTTATGCCCTAGAGAAGTTCGAACCCAGAGCAAGGATACAAAACATTAGAAGTTTGGTAAATCCAGACGGCAATTCCTTAGATGTGACTATAGTTTTTGAAGTGGTGAATACCCAAAAAGTTGTTACGTTGAATTTAAACATTGCAAGGACCAGATAAATGGCTATACAAAATTCAGAGTTAGACTTCTTTTCGATAAAGTCTCAACTACAAACGTATCTAGAACAGCAAACAGAATTTCAAGATTACGACTTTACCGCAAGTGGTCTATCTAATATACTAGATGTATTGGCACACAACACACATATCAATGGTCTGGTTGCCAACATGGCGATTAACGAATCCTTTCTTGGGTCCGCACAGTTACGATCATCGGTTGTATCACATGCAGAGTCACTAGGTTACATTCCTAAGTCACGTACTGCATCGTCTGCCATTCTATCACTATCAATTGTAGGTCATACTACAGGTCCTGCTTCATTGTCTCTACCTATCGGTACAGAGTTCACCTCTTCTTTGGGTACGTCGGTATATACGTTCACTACTCAAGAGCAATGCACAGCACAGTTCGATAATGGGAACTACGTATTCAAAGACTTCTCTAATGATTCGCGAATAACTGTACGGGAAGGATCTACTAAAACAAAGACATTCCTTGTCGGTGAAGAAGGTGGTGTATATGTACTGCCAGACGACACGCTAGATGTATCTACTGTTAATGTTAAAGTATACGATAACTATCTGTCTAACAGATTCCAGAGATTCTCTGACATCAACAATGTTACTACAGTAAACTCTGACTCTAAAGTATTCATTCTACGAGAGACTGCTAATGGTCAGTACGAGTTATTCTTTAGCGACGGTAATATCTTAGGTACTGCGCCACGCGCTGGTAACCGAATAGAAGTAACTTATATCACGTCCCGTGGTTCAGAAGCAAACGGTGCAGAGGTGTTCAGTACTTCAACTACCGTTGATGGTCAACCTATTCAGGTATCAGTTATCGCTGCAAGTGGTGGCGGTGCAGAGAAAGAAAACGTAGAATCAATCAAACTAAACGCACCTAGGTCATTTGCCGCACAGAACAGATTAGTTACAGCAGACGATTATACTGCATTGATATCAAAAAACTATGGTAACTTCATACGTGATGTCATTGCATGGGGTGGTAATGATAATATACCACGACAATTCGGAAAGGTATTTGTTAGTCTTAATTTCTTAGATGGAGTAGCGCCTTCGGTCGAAGAAGAAGTTAAACAGAATATCAAAGACCAGCTGACATCCAACCTATCTATTATGTCCATCGATACAGAGTTCGTTGAACCAGAGATGACGTTCTTAGAGTTGACTACAGTATTTAATATCGACCCACTAAAGAGTCCTTCCTCTACCGAAGCATTACAGGCTCAAGTCGACGCATTCATTAGAGATTATATGGATAGCGTTTTAGGTACATTTGAATCAGTCTTCCGTCGTTCTAATCTATTAACTCAGGTAGATTCATTGTCTTCTGCGATACTTAACTCTAAGATGTCAGTTAAGGTACAGCAACGAATTGACCTTGATAGTCAGATTAAAGCAATCGAAGAATCAAAGAATGCGCTGGGTAGACCACTACTATCGTACATAGAAAAAGATCACACAATTAAATTCCCATTCTTGCTTGCAGAACCAGACAAGGATGACCATATAATAAACTCTTCAGTGTTTAAATCAGATGGCAAGAACGTTGTAATCAAAAACCTATTGGGTTCAACTCAATTACAACTATTGGACCTTGATGGCGCAGTCATGATTAATAACATTGGCACATACGATCCAGTGAAGGGAACCATACTACTTAATTCAATACGTATTGACAAGGACGGTTATGTAGGAACTGGTATTCGATTATCAGCAGTGCCTGCGAACCAGAGCACAATTAGTCCACTACGTAATTACATCATAACATTAGATGAGAGTGTATCGTCGACTACTGGTTATATAGATGCAGGGGCAACTAGGGTTATACAATAATGTCTAACATATCCAGACAATACAGAAGTGCTCCCAAGTTCTACCAGAGTCAGGTATCTCAGGTATTGCCGGAGTTTTTCGTAGATGAATATCCTAAACTAATTTCGTTTATAGAGAAGTACTACGAGAGCACTGGAGAGGAAGGTAATACTTCTATAACCCAAAAAATTCATAACTTGTTTGATGTGAGAAGTATCTCTAGCACCGAATTAAGTTATTTGGATCAACTGATAGGAGAGATAAGTGACGGACTAGAAACGTCATCATTCTATCAGAGTCCACGGTTGATGGCAAGACTTCTTGTTGACCTTTACCGCGCTAAGGGTACAGGTATCTCAACCGAACAGTTTTTTAAAGCATTTTATGGTGAAGATGTAGAAATAAGTTATCCTAAGAAAAACATCTTCATATTAAATGACAAGCCTGGCGGTTCATTAATTGGACCTCAGTCATTGAGGTATATACAGGACGATAAGAAATACCAGATATTTTCAGTTCTTTTGAAAACAGGTATGTCCTTGAGTGATTATGAAACACTATATACTAAGTTGATACACCCAGCTGGGTTCTACCTTGCTGCCGAAACAGAAACACAATCAGTTGCAAGTGTTGATTTAAAGGCAGGATTAACCGTAGACCCATTAGAAATTCCTAATTATGCTATACTACTTGAAGCAACTGCACTAGGTACACATGTACAACCTACCTATTCTCTACTTACTATGGAAGAGAATGATGCAGTAGATGTTAGAACACAAGCACAAAAGGATGAGGGTTCAGGTATCATTGTAAGTTCTCTAGAGACTTTGGACAGATACGAAAATGTATCTCTGCAACAGTTGGCTGATGATTTCGTAACAGTCGCAGATTGGGCTGGCGTAAGACCACCAACTTTGGATGATGAAGGTTTAGACCTATCTCAAGAATACGAAACCCTAGACGCATCAGACCACACATAACGGAAACCTATAATGTCGAGAAAAATTCTAAATACTGGCGGTTCTGCGAACGACGGAAGTGGTGACACTCTCCGCGAAGCCAGTGAAAAAATAAATCAAAACTTTGAGGAACTATACTCTCAGGTTGATATTGGTGGCGGTGATGGTATCACTCCAGAATTTATCAGCAATCTGGTCGATACCGAAGTTCTGGAAGCCCTTAATGGGGTAGACCCTAGCAAAATTACCGATAATGCTAATGATATTACTAACTTGGATGCACGAGTTTCTAACATCCAAGAAATCATTGACAACACAGACATTGGTGAAAAGGGACCTCAAGGAGACCCAGGCGAACTCGGTCCACAAGGTGGAGTCGGTCTACAGGGGGGAGTTGGTCCACAAGGTGCACAAGGTGAAGTCGGACCACAAGGTACTACGCCAGGCCCAATAGGACCACAAGGTGCAGTCGGACCACAGGGTATAACTGGACTTCAAGGTAACCCAGGCGAAACCGGACCTCAAGGAAATCAAGGTCCGCAGGGTATAACTGGTCTCCAAGGTAATCCTGGCGAGACTGGTCCTCAAGGTGAAACTGGTGCTCAAGGTGAAACTGGTCTTCAGGGTAATCCTGGCGAAACTGGACCTCAAGGAGAGACCGGACCACAAGGTATAATCGGACTTCAGGGTAACCCAGGCGAAACTGGAGCACAGGGTGAACAAGGTCCACAGGGAATCATAGGTCTCCAAGGTAACCCAGGCGAAACTGGACCACAGGGTGAACAAGGTGCTCAAGGTATCATTGGTCTTCAGGGAAATCCTGGCGAGACTGGACCACAAGGGGAGCAAGGTTCTCAGGGTGTTATTGGTCTACAGGGTAATCCTGGCGAGACTGGTCCGCAAGGTGAAGCTGGACCGCAAGGAATAATTGGTTTACAAGGCAACCCAGGCGAAACTGGAGCACAAGGAGAACAGGGTTCTCAGGGTGTTATTGGTCTTCAAGGTAACCCAGGCGAAACTGGTCCTCAAGGAGAGACTGGATCACAGGGTGCTATTGGTCTCCAAGGTAATCCTGGCGAGACTGGACCTCAAGGTATACAAGGTGTTCAGGGTAATGTAGGCCTACAGGGTAATGTAGGTGAAGTCGGACCACAAGGTAATGCAGGGGCAGTTGGACCACAAGGGGTCCAAGGTAATGTTGGTGAATTAGGACCACAAGGTTCTGCTGGCGCACAAGGTGCTGCTGGAATTCAAGGTAATGTAGGTGAAGTCGGTCCTCAAGGTGAACAAGGTTCTCAAGGTTTCCGTGGTCTCCAAGGTAATGCTGGAGAGCAAGGTGCCACTGGTTCTACTGGTGTAACTGGTGCTACTGGTTTGCAAGGCAATGCTGGTGCAGTTGGTGCACAAGGCGCAGATGGTGCTCAAGGTGCTATTGGTATTCAAGGTAATGTCGGTGAATTAGGACCACAAGGTTCTGCTGGCGCACAAGGTGCTGCTGGAATTCAAGGTAATGTTGGAGATAAAGGTGCTACTGGTGCAGTTGGTGCTCAAGGTGCTGCCGGACTTCAGGGTAATGTTGGAGATAAAGGTGCTACTGGTGATGTTGGTGCTCAAGGTGTTGCCGGACTTCAGGGTAACCCAGGCCCATTAGGTGCAACAGGTGTAACAGGTTCTACAGGTTCTACAGGTGCTGCCGGAGCAACTGGAGCGCAGGGTGGTACTGGACTTCAAGGAGATCCAGGCCCTAAAGGTCCAGCAGGTACTACTCCAGGCCCAGTAGGTCCGCAAGGACTTGAAGGAGACCCAGGCCCTCAAGGTCCAGCGGGTACAACTCCAGGCCCAGTGGGTCCACAAGGTAACCCAGGCGATGCCGGTCCTCAAGGAGCAGATGGAGATACTGGACCACAAGGAGCAGACGGTCCACAAGGTGTCGCTGGTCCACAGGGTCAAGTTGGTAATGTTGGTCCTCAAGGTGCGGATGGAGAAAAAGGTGCACAAGGTGAAACTGGTGCTCAAGGTCTTGTAGGACCTCAAGGTGCTGA